CCCGGTCACGAGTTACGCGGCTCCGGCAGAAGGCAGCTTCAACGCTGGGTTCCTTGAGTGGGCGCGCGCTGACGGTAGTTTTAATCGCCGAGGCATTGAGAGCCATGACGGAAATAATTTCCTAGTCCTCGGGACGACTGATGGACTTGCGGTAGGAACTACGGTAACGCTCTATCCGGGTTGCCCCCGCAACACGACTGGCTGCAATCTGTTCGACAACCTGCCGAACTATGGTGGCATACCCCACCTACCCGGCAAGTCGCCGTTCGATGGTTCTCCGGTGTTCTGAGGAGTCGATCAATGCCGATGTTCGCTTGGGCGCTCGTTATGATGGTGGCGTCGTTCGCCATTCAGGCGCTCTTGGTCAAGATGCCTCCTCCGCAAGGACCGGCGGCTCTCGGAGACTTCGACTTCCCTCAGGCGGAGGAGAACACCCCTCACGCCGTATTCTTCGGCGACTGCTGGACGGAGGGCTGGATGGTCCTGTGGTACGGCAACTACCGATCCACCAAGATTCTGAGTGCAGGCAAGAAGTGATGGAAGAACCTCGGCTCCACATCAGGCATCTCCGCCAAGCCAAGCTCTGCATGAAGGGCGGTCGTAGCTGGTTTGCCCTGCGCGGCTGGTCTTGGATTGACTTCGTGGCCGAGGGGCGTCCATTGTCCGACTTCGTGGCGACCGGAGACCCCTTGGCTCTGCGCGCCGTAGCGGCAGCAGAGAAGGAGGCTCGCGATGGGGGCTAAGAAACAGACCATCGGGTATCGGTACTTCTTCTCAATCCATATGGGCTTGGGTCGGGGTCCTGTGAACGAGATCGCTGAGATCAGAGTCGGCGGGGTCACGGCCTACGGTGATCCCATCGACGTTGGGACGACAGGGCAACTGGTCGCCATCGACAAACCTAATCTGTTTGGCGGCGAAAAGAAGGAAGGCGGAATCCAAGGCCCGGCCTACATCTACAACGGGGCGAAGGACCAAACCCTCCAAGGCGCGCTGTCATCCTCTGTCGGGACTCTGCCTGCTATCGCCGATCAACTGGGTGGCGACGTGCCCAGCTTCCGGGGGGTCCTGACTGTCTGGTTTGACGGTATGGTCGCCGCGATGAACCCCTACCCGAAGGAGTGGAGCTTCCGCGTCCGGCGGTGGAGCGCCGGGTGGTGGAACAATGACCCGTGGTATCCGGCCAAGGCGCGCGTGATTATGCAGGGCGCAGCCGGAGAGATTTACGGCATGAACGGTGCCCACCTGCTCTACGAGGTCAATACCAACCCTGAGTGGGGTCGGGGTATGCCGCCGGAACTCTTGGACGAGAGCAGCTTCATCAACTGCGCCAATACCTTGTGCAGCGAAGGCTTCGGCCTGTGTATCCCGTGGTTCCGCCAAGAGAGCCTGAAAGAGTTCATCCCGAACATCATCAACCATATCGGAGGCGTCCAGTACATCGACCGGGAGACCGGGAAGCTGACCCTGCGTTTGATCCGAGGCGACTACGTCCCGGAGGACCTGCCGCTGTTCACCCCGGACACCGGCCTGCTTGATATCCTTGAAGATGACTCCAGCGGCGAGGAAACCGCGTACAACGAGATTATCGTTGTTGGGTTTGACCCGTCGTCGAAAGAGGACATTCAAGTCCGTGTGCAGAACCTAGCGGCGATCCAGTCGCAGGGCGAAATCATTTCCAACACGATCACTTACAAGGGTCTTTCTACCCGTGAGCTTTGTGCCCGTGTCGCCCTGCGAGAGTTGAAGGTCCAACTTCCCTTGCGCAAGATGACCGTGATGCTCGACCGGCGCGGTTGGCGGATCGCACCGGGTATGCCATTCCGGGTCTCCCACCCCGCGAAGGGGATCGAGAACCTCGTTCTTCGCGCCGGTGAAATCCGCGACGGAACGCTGATTGACGGCAAGATTACCCTCAAGGCTGTCCAAGATATCTTCGGTATGCCGGAAACGATCTATATCGACCCGCCTGCGTCTATCTGGACTCCTCCGTCTTTCGAGGCCGTGGCGTCCCCTGAGAGCCGATTGATTGAGGTCAACTGGCGGGACTACTTCGTCCGCAGCACCAGTGCCGACCAGAACGCTATCGACATGGGGGCCAGCTTCGTCGGGATTCTGGCGAAGGACCCGCCGGGCACCCAGACTCAGGGATACGACGTTCTGACCAAACCGACAGGGGGCGAGTACACAAACTACGGCACCGTCGGTTTTACGGCATGGCTCACCCTGCTCGCCGATATCGGGCCGCTGGACACCACGTTCGAGGTCGCGGACAGCAACGTAGATCGGTTCATGGACGAGTACTCGGCTGGCTCTGCAATCCTGTTGGAGGACGAGCAGATGGGCTTGACCTCCTTCAACTCGACGACCCGGATCGCGACAGTGGAGCGCGGCGTGGCCGATACGATCCCGGCTGAGCATTTCGCCGGGGAGACTGTCTGGCTGATCGACGACGAACTCGGGTCAGATCGGCAGGAGTACCAAGGTGGGGAGACCGTTTACGCGAAGGTCCTGACTCGGACCTCGACGAACCTCCTTGCCGCCGCCGACGCAACAGAGTTGTCGCTTGTCGTGAACCAGCGTGTATTCCGGCCATACCCGCCGGGCAACGTCAAGGTTGACGGCACGACGATCTACTCGTTGACCGGCGAACACCCAGAGCCGTTGCTGACGTGGGACCACCGGAACAAGGTCCTCCAGCAGGACGCTCTAATCGGGCACACCGAGACCGGAATCACACCTCCGACGGCCCTGACCTACAACATCCGGGTCTACGAGGAGGATGGTGTGACTCTCCTCCGGGAAACCGATGTTGGGCTTGTCGATGAGTGGACCTACGATACCACGATGCAAACGACCGATGGGAACCCGGATACCGTTTGGATCGAACTCGAATCTGTCGAAGCCATGGTTGCCTCTCAGTTCCTCTACCGCTTTAAGGTTGTTATCCTCGGCGGCTGGGGTTATGGCTGGGGCGAGAACTGGGGCGGCGTGTAAAAGGACCTAGCTATGCCAGCGCGTACTCTACCCAACCTCGGCCTCAAGGCTGGATACGACCTCGGCGAGAACGGCTGGGGCGACGACATGACCTTGAACATGCTCAAGCTGTCTGTCCTGTCCCAAGGGTCGGTCATCAGCACGGTCTCGGCCACGCCGGGATCGCCGACCGAGGGTGACACGCACATCTTCGACGAGACCCATGCGACACAACCGAACAAGGTTGCGGTCTACGACGACGCGGCGTGGGTCTACGTCACCCCCCTTGAGGGTTGGCTGATCTATGACCGGGCGGCGAACGGCCTGCGGTACTTCAATGGGACGGTCTGGGGTCCCTTCACGGGCGGCGGCGCTCTCCCTGTCGGCGGGACCGTCGGACAAATTCTCACCAAGAACTCGTCTACTGATGGCGATGCTGACTGGGCTGATGCCCCTAGCGGCGGCGGCGGTGGTGGTGTCCCCTCGGGGACCAGCTTCCCCGGCACTCCTGCGACCGGGGACCTTTTCTACCGTACAGACCGGCACATCGAATACTTCTTCGACGGGACACAGTGGCTCTCGCGGCAATTGTTCACGCTACCGTTCGGGCTACAGGAAGCACTGATTCCGCACACCACCTCCTCGACCCACTGGGCGGTAAACCCTTTCAACGGCGACTGGGATATCTACATTGAGAAACTCAAGGTCAGCTACCTTCTGACGACCGCGACGACCTCTGCCAACTATTTCTCCAGCCGGTTGAACCACGCAAATCCGGCGGGCGCGGCGGGCACGAACCTCGGCGCGGGGGTCAACGCTCAAAATAATACTCAGAACCACTGGACGGTTGAGGCCGAGGCGATCAACGCGGTCGTTGCCTCCAGTGCTGTGACGCTCGGCGTCACGCACACAGAGAGCGGCACCTGCTCGGCGTATATCCAGTCCGCCATCACCTTCCGACTTGTCGGGTAAGGAAACCATTTCCGCCTGTTCCGTCTCTGTTCTCCCTGCAAGTCAAATCTGGACAACCCGGCCCAGCAGGTCTATGGGTTTCGGTCTACCGGACGGGGGCTTGCATGAAAGAGTCGAGGACCATGGACATGATTATCCACTCGCTGAGGCAACACTGGCCCGCCCGTAAGCTCGAATGGCTGATGGCCGGGTTTATGATCGCATGGGGCATCTACGTTCTGTTGCACCCCGGCATCTTCACAGCCCCGGAAACGGCAGTGCTGTACGGCGGCCTGACTGCGATATCGGACCCACTCACCCCCTACCCGGCGTTGGCTTGGGGCGGAGCCTGTTTCTTCGTTGGTCTGGGGCGGACTGTCGCCCTATTCGTTAATGGCGCGTGGACACGTACCCCCCTTATCCGGCTGGTCGCCAGCTTCGCGTCAATGTTCATCCTCCTCAGGGTCCTCCGGCGCTGCCGGGGGTGCTGCCATACCGGCGGTCGTAGTGAC